AAGCCAGACCTATTATTGATGGATTTCAAACAGAAAATGATTTACTTTATTCAGAAGAGTTTGATCCAAAACTTAGAATGCAAGTGCAAGAAAAATGCACCAAAAGATACAAATTTGAAGAATTAGTTTTAGTATTAGGAAGACGTTCTGGTAAATCATTCCTTGTATCTGCTATGGCTCTTTACGAGCTATATCGGCTTATTTCTATGGGTCACCCTCAAGCAAGATATGGCTTGATGGAATTTGATGAGATTGTTCTTCTTAATGTCGCTCGAAATGAAGAACAGGCAAAAAAAGCAATCTTCTCTAAAATCAAACAAACAGTTTTAGCATCTCCTTTCTTTGCCCCTTATATTGGCAAAGATACAGAGCTGGAAATGAGATTTTACACTGAACACGATAGAGAAGAAAACGTAAGAAGAAAAGAAGATAATATCAACCCATTTGCTGGCTCTCTCGTCTTACGTTGTGGTTCAAGTAATGCTTCAGGTCTTGTTGGTCTTACTTGCTGGTCTATTATTATGGACGAAGTTGCAGCAATGGCAGGAGATAACCCTGATTCTGGCGTTGATTACGGTCTATATGATGACTTGAAGCCTTCGCTTGCTACATTTGGTAAAGATGGCAAAATGATGCTTCTTTCCAACCCTAAAGGCCCTATTGGGTTACTATATGATTTGCACGAAAATAGACAAGAAGATCCAACAACTCTTATAATGAGGCTTCCTACTTGGCTTACAAATCCTAACATTGATAAAGATTGGTTGGATGGGCAAAAGAAAAAAGACCCTCAAGAATTTCAAATGCAGTATGGGGCTGAGTTTGGAGCCTCATCATCTGACCCAATGTTTATGTCTGAAGATATAGACAGAATGTTTAAGAGCCAAAATATGGTTAAAAGAAAAGAAATGCCAGACGGTCTTTTTGAATATTTTTGCCATATAGATCCTGCAAGAACATCTGACTACTATGCGATCGTCATTGCTCACACAGAGACTATGTATGGAACTATTGGTCCCGACCATACACCTCTCAAAAGAGTTGTAATAGACCACATTCATTTTTGGAACCCTTTGACAAGAAATCAACCTGTCAAGGAAAAAGAAGTAGAAGACTATGTTATCGATTTACATCGTAGATTTAGATTTAAGCAAGTCTCGATAGACCATTGGAATTCTCAATCCTCTGTCATAAAGTTGCAAAGCTTTGGTGTTCCTATTATAGAACGTCAATTCAATAAAGAATACAAAGAAAAAATTTACACAGAGTTGGCGCAATTGATTAGAGATGACAGGATAGATGTATATGATTTATCTGGTGGTAGTTACGCAGATATGACAAATACATTGCAATCACTAAATGAAGTCCAAGAAGCAAAAATTCAATTCTTATTTTTACAAAAAAAATGGAAAGGGAAAAGATATTACATAGAAGCATTGTCAGGCTATAAAGATGACATTTGCGACTGTGTTGCTGCAGTATCTTACGAATGCCTTACTTCTAAAATTGTTGCAAGATTACCTAGATCAAAAATGGTCAATTTGAATAGAAGATGATTCAACTATAAAGGATTATGAATTTTAAAATAAGAAAAAATCATTATGTCTGAAAATATTCGTATAGCACAATTTGGAGGCGTTGGTGGTGGCGGACAAGTGTCTCCATTCATGCCTGGAAAAAGTCCTATTGGTAAGGGTGGTAGCAATAGAGGCGGACATGAGATAAATTTGTATGTCGATGAAGACGCAAATTTTGATAAGTTGCTGCGTAAAACACATATGGATTTTGACGGCAGGGATGACAATATTGAAAGTCGTCTAACTCCTCAACACAGACATTATGAAGAATCTATTCCATATCTTTTAACACCTGAAGAAAGAATGAGAGCCAAACTTCGTGCTCAACTTCATAATTATAAACAGTCTTTAGAAAATGCGGCTAATGATTTGCACAAAAACTCTCCTAAGTACATAAAACAGTTTTTTAACGCTAAACCTGAGCATCTGATGACTATGGAGCAGTCTTTAGAAGACAGACATAAATACAAAAAAGATTATAAGTTTATGGGTGAAGAATACAAAGATCCAGACAAACCATCAAGACTTCACTTTGCAATTTCAGAAAATGACATAAACCGTGTAGCAGAAGACTATCAAATCAAGAGAAGAAATAGAATTACTGAAGAGTACGCTGAGCCAAGAAATAGATACGATGTAGAACAGTTCAGTAATGAGCCATTAGGAAAAACGCCATTATTAGAACATGGATCTGATCTGGAAACATACTTTGATGATTTGATAAATGTCAATACACCAGACCAAGACGGATTTCAAGAATACCAATTGAAAGATACCATCATGTCTTATCCAAATCCTGATGCAAATGTTGATTTGACTCCTAGAAAATTTACTGGCGAAGAAAGTGCAGAACTAAAACAAATAGACCCATTCCAATCTATTGAAAGTAATATGCGTAAACCAAAAATGGATTCTTCTTATTTTAATTTTGTAAAACCAACATCAACTGAAGATGCAAGTGTCGAAGAGCAATATGACACATTATTGAGTGGATTTATGGGGCCAACATTTTAAGATGAACAAACAAATTTTACTTTTGTTGGATCTATGCGAAAAATTAGATTCTTCTGGAAAGTTTGCTCAATCTGACAAACTATTTAATAAATTTGCACAATACTATCCTCAGCAATCAGTAACTAAGGTGCCACACGTTCATTTTGTTGAATATGAAGAAATAGAAGACGAGTATAAAGAAAATGACTTCTTTAGACAAAAAATAAAGCCAAATAGATTTGTAAGGGACTATTTTGATTTGGGCGGTGAATCAGATGGCCAAAATATAGAAGGCTTATTACATGGTCCTGATAATGTTCCTGGACCAGCCTATATTGACCCAGGTAATTTAGCATCAAGTCCTTCAATGGCTGGAGACACTTTATCATTTACTTGGGAAGAGACATATCAGAAAAATGTAGATGAAGGTAACGCTTGGAAAAATAGAATACCAAACAGATAAGGAGATTATTATGCCAATACCAATTAAGCCAGTACATAGTTTAGATTTGCATGCGGAATTGTTTGACGGACCATCAATGGAAGGACTTGGATTATCAGATATTCAAATTCAACTTCTTGGTGTCTCTCAGCAACCAAAAAAGGCAGAAGCAGCAAAGATCAGCACAAGATATATTGATATGTTGAGAAGAATAGATGCTTCAACAGACGAAGTTGTAACAGCAGCATCTCAACTAGCCCTCAACAAAGATGGCAAAGTATGCAGTGTGCCTACCAATATTTCTGACAATGATTTGCTTGCTCTTAAGACTGCAGGTTTATTGACTGGATATGGCAGATCAGTCGAATTAACAGATAGAGCGAAACTCGCACTTAGAGATCATTATCTTTCTACTGAAAACGTAAATGAATTCAGAAAGCAAAGAACTAAAGATAGATTTGACTTAGAAGCAGCAAGAAGTGTCAAAGCATCTAGTAATAAATTTAAGAAAGTAGGTTCATGACTCACTAAGGACAAATTCCGTGATGAATTTGAAATTAGGTTTTTAGCAGATAACGACAAACTTAGAACAAAAGGTTTAATGTTTGCAGACCCTTTAGAAAACTTTGAAGTTGTCGTTTTCAAGTTTGATTATCCAGATTGTTACTCTTTTTGGAATAAAAATGTAAGTTTTCCATTATCATTAGCTTTCTTAGACGAAAAGTATAGAATAAGAGATATTAAAGATATGGAAGCTGAAGATCCAAAGTCTGTATACCCTGACAATTCAAAAATAGTTTTTGTTGTAGAAGCAAATAAGGGAACTTTTGATAAATTGGGTATAAAAGTAGGCGATAAGCTTATAATGAAGGGCAACAAACTGATTTTAGATAAAGAAAATAAATAGATGCATTAAAGGAATTACCCTTTAAATTTAAGAAGTTTTTTAATGTATTTTTTCTTGAGGAGAAAACAAAATTATGGCAGATAGAATTTTCCCAAACAGATATCAAGAAGATCCTCTTGATTCTGACCTTGTTTTTCAAGGTATAGATTGGGATACATTTAATCAAAGACTTGCTGCTGCTGAAAGTGGCGAAGGTAAGAAATTACCTACAGAGCTCTTGAAAGCTTTGAACAACGCACACCCTGAAGCATTTGACAATGAAGCAAGATCTAATGACAGAGAGTCTGGATCCATGTACGCTGAAGAAGACGATGAAGAAATGTCTGATGAAGACGTTGATGCAATGATGGTTGAAGCATACAAAACAGCAAAGAAAAAAGGCCTTGATCCTGATTCTGGTTTAGCCAAATGGTTAGCGAAGAATAAAAAGGGTAAGCAAAACAAGTCTAAAGATGATGATGAAGAAATGCATGATGAAGATCATGAAGATCATGAAGAAGACGAAGACGATGCTAAAGGTCCTATGAAGAGAAAAGGTCCTAAGAAAGACGAGAAAGTTAAAAAGGCATATATCTTCAACCATCCTTCCCAACTTTCTGCAGATGCAGTAGAAGCAGCAGAAGCTGCTGGCGATGAGCACTTAAAGAGTGCCATTCTTGCTGCTAGACATGATAGAAGAGTTAGACTTGCTTCACAAATTGAAACAAGAATTGCTTCTGAAAAAGATAAGTCTGTTAGATTAGCACAAAGAAGAGCGTATAGAGAAGCAATTGTCCAAAGCGTTGAAGAGAATGTGAATCAACCAAAGACACATAAAACTGCATCTAGAAGCACTTCCAACTCAGGAATGACTTCTTCGATGAAGACTGCTTTTGCACAAAAGGCCCTTGCTGAAGGTTTCCCAGTTGAGTATATCCAAGCAAGATTGGGCGAAATGCCTGCAGTTCAAGCTGATAATACTACAAAAATTAAAAGCGTTTTAGCATCTGAATTAGACATCAATACTAAAATTGCTGCTGCTAGTTCTATGATTAAGACAGCAACTCTTTCAGACGCTGACTATTCAAGACTTGTAGATTATTGGAAAAATGACCTTGGCTATGGCGATCAAGAATGGATCGATGCCTTGTTCACAAAAAAATACGATAAGAAAAATTAATTCCTCAAGAAAAAATAAGTCCCAAGGTTTAGGCCTTGGGACGTTCTTGAATAAATTAAGGATATAAATATGAGATTCAGAAAAGTATCAGAAACTGAAAACATTCCAAGTTTTTTAGAAAAGAAATTTGTTGGCGCTCAAGTTGAAGTTGAAGAAGACCCATATGCTGAACTAAGAAATAATTCTGCAGAAAACAGAATGAAGATTTCTAAGAACAATATTGGCTTTACCAAAGAAGCAAATTCACTTTCTAAGTCCTGGGAAAAAATTTCTGGGCCATCTCTCTACAATGATTTAAGACAAGAATCTGTCGAAGAAAGAATGTTTTCTCAAGATTTAGGTTCCATCAAGAGATCGGGCTCTTTTTACGATGAGGGCGAGTCTGCTAGAATCACCACTAGTGGATTAAAAGCATTTTCTTCAGAAGAATATATGGATTGTATGCTTAGAGGTTCTTCAAATATTTTCAACCCAGATATGATTTCAATTTCGAGAGAATTTTTGAATTCACAAGAAAGTTCAACAGAACAAGCTATTGTTGAATCACAAAGAAAGAGAGAGGCTAAGGCTTCAAGACATCAAACATGGGAAGAGAAAAATATCTCTAAAATCAAAAAATCAAATGTAGTTAATTCCAGAGCACATTCTATCTTGAGAACTTCCTCTGATAGTGAATTTAATTCAACATTTGGCATGATCGATCCTGAAAGTTTAGATCAAAGAGAAAGTTTACGCATTGCTAATCAAGATCGTGTCAGAAATGAAAGATTAGCGATTCAAAAGAATTTTCAAGATCAAATTTCAGAAAAATCAAAAAATAGAGCACAAACTATTTCCGACATCTATAATAGCATTGATTTAGATTTAAGTTAAAAAATGGATCCAAACAATTCTGGTGGCCCTGCAATTGCCTCAAATCCTGCCAATGGCATAAATAATATTCCATTAGGTGGGGAAGAGATTGAAGGCGTAACTGAAGCAGAATTAAAAGACATAATTCAAGAAGTACTGGCAAGTAAAGATAACTTTCAAGTTCTTGCAGACAAAGTTGCTAATGTAAGTCTCAGAGTAATGGATAGGGGTCTAAGACATAAATTAGACACACTATCTCAAGCTTTAATGCACTCTAACAGTGGTCGTACAAGAACAAAAGATCCATTGACAGGCGAATTGGACCCTACTTATCAAGATATTGCTAGAGACATAAATGAACTCTATATCACATCTAAGAAGGAAGACAAAGTGTACAATAATTCACGAGCAGCACAAACAGTACAAAAGAAAAAGAAAAAGACCCGTGGAAATCCATTTAGAGTTTTGATGGGAAAAGTTGGAAAACTTCTTGATCATGGTGTAGAGAAAAACGATATTGTTAGATATATTTCTAAGCTAAAATATTGGAACAAAGAAACTGTCGAAAGAGCAGTTGATATCGTTAAAGACTATAATAGAAAACTAAAAACAGACGATGATAAAGATGATGCAAAGGACAGTAAAAAAGAAGCTGTAAAAACTGCTTCTTTAAACTACGATGAATCTCCAAAATTTCACAAAAGATCTACAGCAGAATTAATTGCCAGAGTATGTTTCTTACTAGATTTATTAGATTATAGTAAATCAACTCCTCAGGGTGATTTCAAAGATCCTGCTGACAAAAATGGCGCAAAAGAAGAACTGGCGCAAATAAGAAAAGCATTAGTTGACAGAGGCTTTGATAAAGAAGAATTGTCAATGCTTGGATTAGGAAATTAATTATGGAACACGGATACAAAATCACTACTAAATACGAAACACATGACCCAGAGAAAGTTGATAAAATTTTAGACAAATCTAAAATTGGTGGTATGGGCTTGTTAGAAATGCTTCAAGATTCCTTAATGAATCTTGGAGATTCTGAAAAAATGCCATCTTCTTCCCCTTTTCATGTTTTATCAGCAGATGATTTTGATGACGATCCGATAACAAATAGTTTTAAGTCCATGGGTGGCCCTAAAGTCTTTTGTGTCTTACCTGCGTCAAAAGTTCATAGTGCTTACAAGAACCTAAATAGCATTAAACTTGCTAATCAGAGAAATATTCTTAGATATGCTTACATGTCTCTACAAAGTTTCTTAAATAAAGATTTTGATGCTGTTAAGTTAGAAAGAGTAGCCTACACAAAAGAAGAAAAATCTTCAGGATTTTGGCAAATAGAATCTGTCAATGCAATTGACAATTTATATAAATTTTCCGATAGTGTTATTTCCAAATCTTTCTTAGACAAGGCAAGAAGTTTAGTTCTTTCTGGAAACAAAGATGCTATTGAAGAAGTTTCAGCCAAATTAAGAAATACATTTTCTAGCATTACTCCATCAGAAATGAAGAGAGTTGCTTATACTTCGCTGTCAACTCAAGACAATGAGCCATATCTATTGTGCCCTAAAGGCAAAATGCAAGGTAGAGGCCCTGTTCCTATGGAGATTTCTAAGTGTAGAGAAAACTGCATTGACTCAAGAATAGGCAAAGATGGAACTGTAACTTGTGCCTATGCTGATTGGATGAAAACAGCATTCCAATCCCACGATGAAGTTATGGCAAGATTAGATGTTCACAGACATCCTGACAATGAAGCAAACTTACTTAATCTTGCTGAAGGTGAAAGATCCAAGAAACTAACTGAAGGTGAAGTTGGCTTCGAAGCAAGATTTGAGAATTCTGACAGAGGTGTTAACAAAGTCAGAGGCAAGCATAACGAATCAGACTCTAGAGAAAAACAACTTTCAAATGCAAAACAATCAAGTTATGGTCATCAACAAGGTGATAAACCAGTCCTTAGACCAAAACAAGCACAATCTGATTCTATGAAAACTATAGATTCTCAATTGCCAAGAGAAGAGCAAAGCGGAAATGATTATTTAGAAGCGTTATTGAGAAAACTAAATAAAGCAGAGTCTGAGACTGAAACTACAAGAGAAGAACAACTTGAAGATGGTCTTTACTCTAGAAAAGGCGATATGGAAAAATCATACGCTGAGCAACTTCTTGATAGCAAAGAACCTAAAAACTATAGAGATGAACTTAATAAAGATAAGGCTGAACCAAAAGAATCAGTAACTAATTTACTTAATAAGAACATTTCTGCGTCAAAAAAAATTGATGAAAAATCAATTGAAAAAGATTTAGAATCTCATAGAAAAAATAATAAAAATGATAAGACCATTGAAGAGTTATTAAGTGACACAGATGATGATGATTTGGGTCACCAATTTTCTGAAGACGATCTAAAGAACTTTGCCAATGAACTTGGCCTAGATTACATTATGGAATCTAAAAGAGAAGAATACGACGATGTGGTATAGAAAAGTCGTATCATTTGGTGGTGGAGTAGATTTTTCAAGAAATAAATCTTCTGATAAGCCTTATGCTGGAGTTGATGTAGTTAAAGACATAGACAACCATCCACAAGGTCTTTACGATGAACTTCCTGGTATTCTCAAAAAAATGAACAAAAGTGTTGATGATTATTACAAGATGACAAAAGATCAACAGGCAGAAATTTGGGATTTACTAGTTAATAGACCTCATAGAATGAACATGGATAACAATGGTCAATTCATTGTCAGTCCTCAGTCAGCGTCTATAGAAGCTAGAAGGCATTCTGAATTTCATGAAGATCCAGAAAAAACAACTCTTGAAGAACTTTTAGAAGGCTCAAGACAACAGAATAATAATGTAACTCCTGAAGACTCAAATGCAAGTAAAAGGGGAGAAGGATTCCAACACCTTAAGAATGGCGAGGGATACACACAAGCATTAACTGGAAAACAAGATCCTAAACTCTTTGGACAACTTCCGTCAAATCAAACTTGGTTCTAATAAAAAATAGAACGGTATAATATATGTTATGGCAACAAAAACATCTCTTGCATCTGCTATAAGAACAGCAGCAACACAAGTTTCAGGCTCAACAAGCACAGGTTCTCCACAATCCAAACAAGCATATGCAAGTAGTCGTATTGGTTTAGGCTTAGGCCCTGGTGTTACAAGATCTGCCAGTATCAATTCTATCACAACTGCTCCTAACTTTTATTCTCCGTTTCTTACTCCTTCTTCATTCCAGATCCCAAATGCTCGTCGTGAAGTTTATCTATGGGCAAACTGGTGGAAAAATAATGAACCTAAAGTTGCTGCAGCAATTAACTTCTATACCAACTATCCATTCTCTGGTTGGAAATTAGAATGTTCTTCTTCTTATGTCAAAGACTATTTTGAAAAATTAGTTGAAAAACTTAATTTTCAAAAATGGTTGCCTGAGATTTCAAAAGTTTATCATTTATTAGGTGATGCTTTTGTTCTGCTTTCTATTGACTGCCCACATTGCCATGGTTCAAACTGGGATGAGGATAAAAACGAAGAATGCCAACATGATGGTGCAACGTGGAAATCAATTTCTATCTTAAATCCAGATAATGTTATCAAGACTCCTGGAATGATTGATCAGCAGGGAAGCTATGCTTATAGACCTTCTGCTGAAGAAATAAGAATTGTAAATGAAAGGCATCCTAAAGATATTTACAATTCTATACCTGATGAAATAAAGAAGTTAATCTTAAAAGGAGATCCTATCAAGCTTAACGAGATATCTATTCATCACTTTAAGTATGGTTCAAATCCTTGGGAAGATTACGGTATCTCAATGATACGCCCATTGTTCCCAATCTTAACTTACAAAGACAAATTGCGACAAGCACAATACATGATTGCTGAGCGTCTTATTTTACCTATCAAAGTTGTCAAGATAGGTAGTGATACTAGACCGGCATCTCAAGAAGATATCGATAATGTCCAAGATGAGTTAGCATCTATTGCAAATGACCCAAATCTTACACTTGTAACACACCATAATTTTGACTTAGAGTGGTATGGCGCAACAGGGAAGATTCACCCATTGACTGGTGAATTTGAGATGATTGAACAAGAAATTTTAGACGGTGTTATGCTCAACAAAGCATTATTGAATGGTGAAGGTCCAACTTATGGCAATGCCCAGGTTGGCCTCCTTGCAATGGCGCAGAGACTTGAAACATTCCGTAGGGAAGTTGCACATTGGATAGAAATGAATATTTTTCTTCCAGTTGCTAAATGGAATGGCTTTGTAATTGAAGGAGAACGTGGACAAGAAGAGATTATTTATCCACGTATAAAATTTGACGATCTTCAACTGAGAGATGACACCGGCAAGCTTCAGATGCTTGTTACAGCAAATCAAAATGGTGTAATTTCAAATGTATCCCTTATTGAAGCATTTGGTCTAGACTCAGATCAAGAGATTGAAAGATTGAGATATGAGCAAGGCGCAAACTTTATGAATGACCAAAGTTTTGGCACACCAAATATTTCATTAAGTTTTCAAAGCGGTGGAGTTACCGGACAAGGTTTTGGTGGTGGTGCTGACATGGGTGGTGCTCCTCCGGCGCCTGATTTGGGTGTGGGCGGTGCTCCTGGGACTCCTCCAGTTGGTGGTGGGGCTCCTCCTCCTGCTGCTCCTCCAGGTGGTGCTCCTGCTCCAACAGCAAAATCTATGCTTGATAACTACAGACTTGCGTCTGATATTGTAAATAGTATATACCAAGATAGATTAGATGAATTAAATAAATCAGATAAGGTTAGAACAGCAAGCAAAAAGATTAGGTCATCTGCTCATGAAGGTTTCTTGATGAGTTTGAAACCAGTGACAGGACGTGCAAGCTTAGGTCCTCTGCCTAACGAATATGATGGATTATTTGGCGTGATTGATAGCCCGTTTGTTGGTGGTTCTTCATCATATCCTTTGAACACATATGCTATAAACGAAATTAGTTCTTACGCAAATGTTGACAATGAATCTGCAAGACAAGTCGTTGCTAAAAAACTTGAAAATATTAATCAACCAAAAATGTTTACATCTTTAGAGAAGAAACTATATGGTCTTTTAATGTCTTTGAATATGCCATTTCCTCTTTATGCACAATATTCTGCTGGACCAACAATGGATTACCAATTAGATGGAGCAATACCAAACTTAAAAATTGGTGTTGAGGCTGATGGAGAAATTTGGCATAACAACCCAGATAAAATTGCAAAAGATAAAAGAAGAGATTCTGAACTTGCTGTCAATGGATGGATCATTGTTAGGTTTACTGATAAAGAATTACAAGATCATCCACAAGATTGCATAAATGTTTTGATTAATGCAATCAAAAAACGGACAGGACAAAGTTCGGACAGTCAAGGTGAAAAATATTTATAATTTCACAAACTGTACAATAAACCCGTCATTTTCGACGGGTTTAGTTTTTAACAGTTTAAAGGTTTGAAGAGTAGATTTTTAGAATACAGGTATCAGAAACTTTATTTTAAAGGAATTTTTATATGTATAGAGCTGCGAAAGGTGGTGCTATAACTGTGCAAAGTTTTCTTAATGAAAACGATCGAGTTACAGCAAGAGAACACTTAATAAAAACTGCTTCCTCGAATATGAGAGAGGCAGCCAAAATTGGTTTACAATCACTCTATGCTGATCCAAAAGAAGTATTAGAAAAATACAAAGATTTCGATATCGTTAAGGAAATGCAAGCTCGCCAAGGTGCTAAGTTACTTTGGGTGAGAGCCAGAGCAATAGATGCAGATGTAGTTAATGCAAATGGTGACTTGTTTTCTAAAGAAGAACTACTCAAAGAAGTTGAGTTAAAAGGTCAAAAAATCCCAGCTTATAAATCATTCGAAGGCGTTCCAATATATACAAACCATAAAAATGATGATATTGAACAAGCCAAAGGAATGGTTGTATATGCTGAATGGGATGAAAAAGAAAACTGCGTCTACTGTACTTTTTTTGTTGATGAAGAAGCATATCCTGATATAGCAAGAAACATTAGAACTGGTGTTATTCATGATGTCAGTATGGGAGCAAGCGTTGAGTGGGGTGTCTGCTCAATTTGCAATAATAAAGCTTACACTGAAAGAGATTACTGCGAACACTTAAAGAAATATAAAGGCAAGATTTATCCTGAAACTGGCAAAAGAGCTTACGAAAAAAACTATGGAGTCAAATTTATAGAATTAAGTTGTGTTGGTGATGGTGCTTTCGAGTCTTGCGAAATTCAAGAAATTTATGATGTTGACGATGTACTAAGTGAAGCAACAAATTTAGAAAAGAAAGCCAATGAAATAAACTCTAATATTGTTTTGGCTTTGCAAGAAATACCTGAAAACATTAGTGAAAGAACTGCATATGAAAGTTGCTTAAGACAAGCAAATAAAACCACTAATGTTGCTATGAGACTTGCTCAACAGGCAGGGACTCTTGTGGGTGGTCAACTTTTAGCAGGACCAGGTGCTAATCAAAACTCGACAGTTGCTGCTGTATTAGGTGCTTTAGGTATTGACCCAAGATCTGGACTTAATATTCTAGACCTTATCAACTTATCACTAAACTTTTTAGAAGTCGCAGTGATGAATATGTTTGCACGTAAAGACAATGTTGATTTAGGTCATGTAGGCAAAATCACTAAGTCAATGGCTGAACTTCAGTCTACTATGCAAGACATGATCGACGATGGTGTTGATGTAGGGAGTGGTCAAAGGCCACAGCCAATAAATCAACCTCAAAATATGCCGCAAGCTGCACAACCAAATCCAGCGCAACAAATGGCAAGCCCTCAAATTGGATTAGCAAACTATTCACCAACAGAGTCAGTTGGAAAGATTATGGATATGACCAACTTTGCAAACCCAAGTTCTGTTGGAAGTGGAGTTGCTTTAGCGTCAACAAACTATAATTTAGTTTGGGCTTCTAAAGATGGCAGAAGAGAAGTTTTTGCAAGCACTAATCATAAGCCTGCGGATAAATTTGGAAACTTTGCAGAAAGTATTCTGAGTTTAAAAAATAATTTGAATAACGTAGAACAAGTCAATCAAAGTATTCAAAATGTCATTAGAATTGCTAATGAGAGAAATAAAAACATAAAAACAAACAAGCCTATAGAGG